GAACTCTTTCGTACTTTCAGCAAGAGTAACTAAAGCATTCTGAACAGCGTCACTAGTTATACCAGGGACTGCTGCCATTGATAAGTTCAGAAGATCATTATCAAAGAGTTGAACGCCAGTCTTTCCTGTATCACTAACCGTCCCTACCATAAGTGACTCAATGGCATCACTGTCCGTGGAGGCAGGTATACCATTAGTTCCAGCAGTAAGGTTTCTACCCGACTGGGCTACTAGCTTAACAAAGGGAGGGGCTCCATCAGAGAAAGAAGAAGCACCCTTGGAGCCATTTGCGGATAGACCCATACCTGCGGAAAGGGTAGTAGCAAAGGTAGGTAAGCCTGTTACTGTAACATCTGCCCCGCCAGACACAATATTACCTTTAATAATATTAGACTTAAGGTTGTCTCCTCCAGTATTAATTTTGGTTTCAATGAAGTCTTCACCAGTAACAAAGTTAGACTGGAAGCTCTCTGCGACTACCCCATCCTGTAATATATTAAGGGTTCCTACTGTTCCACCAGCAGTAGTCACACTAGCAGAGTTTCCAGTTTCTACACCTGCGTTAGTAATGGCATAATTGTAGCCAGTACCAGGGTAAAGACTTTCTACCTTGTAGGCTACTGAGCTTGTCTCGAAACTAATCCCATAGGAAGTAACATTAGAAGAGTCAACGGACATTTCACCAGAGGAATCCACTTCATTAAACCCACTCGCATTACCACTAACCTGAAGACTCGCCCCAGACCCAGCAAAGCCTCCTACAAGCACCGCAGATCCATTATAATCATACACGGAGATCTTGGACGCATTAGTTGGATCACCGCCCATAACAGCCTTAAGAGCCGTTACAGTGTCAACTGAACCAGAGAGAATAGTGAAAGTTTTATTAAGCTTTGTCACGCCTGCGTTATCTTTAACAACTACAAGGATAGAAGAGGCTTGGGTTACTCCTATAGTAGAACTCATTGCTACCGCTGGGCAAGCTCCCATTTCTACATAGGCACTAGCGTCAAAAGCAGTAGTACCAGAGGCAGACCTAACAAAGTAAAGGGAGTTAGTTGCCTCAAGGATCTCAAGAGCCCCCTCCAGACCTTGACCAACAATATCCTCATCGGGTTTACCGAATATCGAAACGAGCCTTTCACCGCTAGTAATTAAAGTTGCTTTATCGACAGGACCTTTAGTGGCGAACCCGACAATGCCTACAACGCTGGGGTTGACCGCAGCGGGGTAATCGCTGGTATCTTTTTCGAGTACATATACTCCAGGACTAACATAATTTGCCATTTTTAATCTCCTTATACTGATTTAATTGTAAGAATCTTTCTCTTACTCATTACCTTGCATTGTCTAGAAATAGCTCCAGAGGGCACGATAAATGTTTCGCGTGGTTTTAGGAATATAGTTTTAACCCCCGTAGGGTAGTCTAAGTATATCTCAAAAGTCTGTAGAGAAGTGTTTGTTATTGATTTCATATTTTTCTCCTATACTAGTTAGTATAGATAGGATGCGCTTTTTGTTAATTTAAATCCAAAAATCAGTATTTAAATTAGTGATCTTACCAGTATTGGTTAATAAAAACTTAGGACTAGGGATATATCCCTGAACTTCTATAGTGAATGATTTCCTTAATAACCTCTCTTCTTGGTCAGCAACATCCGTTTTAGAGATGTCCTGTTCTGAGGAAAGGTAACACTTTAAAATGTTAGTGTCCTTTATAGTTAAGTTTTTGTGGGGGTTAAAGTTAGATCTTATTTGAGAAGAAAGTTGATCTAAATGGGCGATATACTTTGACCATATACTTAAAGTGTACTCTATCTTAACAGGTATATCTACATAGGACACTACTCTCTGTGCCCTTTGAGTAGCATCATCCCATTTCGTAGACATCTGTAACATCCCCCAAGCCCTTCTCTTCTCAGCATCCTCAGATACTGCGGATTGGTATACTGTAGAATACGGTAAAACTAAGTTGTTCTCTTGGAACTTCTTAGCAATCACCCTCTCTTGACGGCCATGATGTAATTTCACTTCCTTATATTCTGATTGATCGTCAATATAAGATAACTTCATTGATGATAAAAGACTCCTTAATACTTCTTTATAGAATACAGAAGACACTTTCATCTCAGATAGCATCTTATCTATTCTATCTGTGAAGTAACTCCTGCCATAAAATTCAGGATCACTTTTCCCCATTTCAGGATTATTACTATTGTAGGTATGCTCTATAGATGAATTATTCAATATCTATATACCCCCCAATATCATCAGCAACATCGGATACTTCTTGGTTCAGAGTATCATCATCGTCACGAAGAAGTTTGGCAGTACACACTAAATGATAAACACCGTACATTTCAAAACCGTCTTCCTGGACCTCGCTGATTTCATATTTTTGATTCTGGAAGTAGGGCTTTAGTTGGTCCCCTGGCTTGGGAGATCTCCCTAAAGAATCCTCTATATAAGACTTATTGAATACAAATGATTGGTCGTTAGTTAATTCGATACCAAAATTAGAAAGGACTTCCTCTACAATAGAAGGCTCATAGTAAGCATGTACTGTCACAGGTTCGGAAACTATCGCCTTTCTTGGAGACTCTAAGTAAACATCATCATAATCTTCATTAACTAATTGCTTAAAGTAATACAAAGGCGAACCAGATATTCTAATAATCTCATCGTCCACTAGATTAAATAGATTAACATCAGGGTTATCAGGATCATAAAAAGATAAGGGCGTTGCCCCCTCCACCTTAGGGAGGTTCTGCATCTGCCTATTAACTTTAAACCTTCTTGCCATTACATTAACCAGTCGTGAACATCGGAGGCTCATTTACCTCACTAATTAACTCTTCTTTAAGAGACTTTTTACTTTCATTTGCCTGTTGGATAAGGGCATCACCATTAAGCTGAGTACCTCCCCCAGGACCAGGAACAACCTTAAACTTACCTCTAACCTGACCAAGAAGTTGAGTAGCACAAGCAGAAGCATATTTCTGTAACCAGTTACGCATCTTGGGAGTCATGGTTTTAGAGTTAATCGCCCTAAATTCTAATATAGCAACATCATCTACTGCTGGGTTAGGGTATAATTGTAGGTATTGCCCATCAATAACATCCCAGCCACCATCCTGACCCAGGATCCTTCTAGTAGTTTCTAGGGTAGATTGGAGAAGATAGTAATCACCAATGTTCATACCATCAAATAAGTAGTTATCCTGAAAATACTTAATAAAGAAATCAAACTCAAGCGTTCCTGCCTGAGACTGAATGCTCAAAAGAGTCTTCTTAAAAGTAACATAGGATAAATTACGGAGGATGTACTGAGGGATCTTATAAAGGTTATGCCCACCTACCGTTCTAAAAGCAACCATTTGTCGGGTTAGCTGAGGAGAGTGGTAATCTAATTCAGTTACTGCCTCATCTATACATATCTTAAGCTGATGATCATTTAGCTCTACACGAACTACAGGATGACCTAAACCAGCTAAGACATAATCTTTTATCTGTTGTTCGAATTCAGTAAATTCTACAAGATCAGACTGCTTACTCTTATTTAGATTATCAAGATCAATTTCTTGAGTATCAGGGGAGGATTGATCTCCTATAGAGTCACTGGCTACATTAGAAAAACTATTACCATATCCCGTTACTTTAGGAACGACTATTGTTGCCATTTTTTACCTCTTCTTTATTCTTCTTAGGAATTCTTGTCTTTTTACTAGTATCTTTAACCAATTTAAGAATATCGTAGGTAATTTCTTCGGTTGATTCAATTACTTGATTTGGTCTTATAGTAACCAATTCATCATTAATCATTATAAGGACAGGAAACCTAGAAGCGCATCTGTAAGTATACTTCATACAATTTATATAGTGTTCTGAAAAAGAAAAAAAGCCCACTTCCCAAAAAAAGAGAAGTGGGCCTTTTTTAACAGTTATCTATCAGATATTCTTGAAGGGGATCGTAAGACCACCAGAACCAACAATCCGAATGATGCGATAGAATCTAGACGCAGGAGCAACAGCTACCTTACCGTAACGGGTAAGGATGCCCTTTCTGGGCTGGAAGCTCTCAGGGTCAACGATAGTAGGCATGGCTTGGAACGGGATGTAAGGAGCGTAAATAAAGCCCCCATCCATGGGTCCAGAACCTTTGTAGCCCATAAGCATTTCGCCTTCAGGATATAGAGGATCAACATAGAGATCATAACGACCCATAAACTTGCCACGGTACTGAATAGAACCAGGGGAGAAGTTAGTAGGAGCATCAGACTTTTCAATACCACCAGTTAGACGGGCAGCAGTTTCAAGGATGGTCGCAACTACGGGAGCGCAAAGAATCCAGTTACCAGCACCACGCTGAGTAGTCTTGTAAATGTCCTGAGACGCAAAGTTAATAGTCGCAAGCAGGTTGGCATAAATATCACCAACATGACGAGGAGCAAAGTTAAGGGCACTTGACTGGAAATCAACAAGCCAAACATTACTGTTAGAACCTTGAGTTGTAGTAGGAAGACCTAACGCTGCGCCATCTACACCATTGAATTGGAACTGGTCAAAAGTAGAATCAGCAGAAGGCTGAAAGTTCATAGTGTTAGTCGGAGTAGTCTGATCAAGCATTCCAGGCTGGAACATGCCAGAATCAGTAGAAAGATCGTAAGCGATACCACGAAGATCGTCAATAAGCTCACGGTCAACCTCTAGACGAATTTCCTTACCAAGAATATCAGTAAGCTCCCGCTCAAGATCAAGGTTATGATAAGCCTTAAGGTCTTGAGAAGCCTCAAGAGTCCAAAGGGCTCTCATTTTCTTGGTACGAGCGACAACAGGCTGTTGCTCAATCGTCATGCTTACTTCAGGGATAGAAGACCCAGAAAGTTTTTCACCAGCAGATACTGACCAACCATGACCAGGAGCCGTAGAAGGCTCACCAGTAGGCCAATCAGCGATAGCACTCATCATGGTAGTGGCCGACATAGCAGCATTACCTAGAGTAGGCTCAGTAGGGCCTCCAGCAGGCATACTATCCAGATCAGCAACAGTACCACCAGCGGCAGCAGTCGTTAGACCTCTATAAGTAAGGTTGTACTTACTGTATAGTTGCTCTCTCGTTTCGCCATAGGATCTAGCAGAACCCATGTAAAAGACTTGTGATACGGGACCACTCATCGGTTGAACGCTAACAAGACTGTTAGCGATTAGTTCAGGGAAAACCCTGCGTACAAGAGGGAATGCAAACTTTTGGAAAGTGCCTAGGGCACCAGTGGTAGTCGTACCAGCCCCTACGCCTGCTTCATCAACGCGCTCGGAAGCGGACTTAAGCTGGTTTTCCAAAAGTTGTGCGGTTACTCTTTTTGTATAATCATTTTCGATGCCGTCTAGCGCGGGTCCCCATTTTTGTATGAGATCGTCACTTGCACCCATTTCCATAATATCCATAACTACAACTCCTTAAAGTTTTAAACTCAACGCATTAGTTTGAGCATTTCTTCCGTTAAAAATTCATTTCCCATATTCTCAAGATCTTCGTTAATAACTTCCTCGTCCACATTTTTAGTAATGACTACAGCTTGCTCGGTGGACTCAAACAACATAGTCTCTTTTTCTTCTGCTAGTATCACCATATCTTCGGAGAGAGTTTGAATTTCATCCTCTCTCTTGGATACTTTAGACTCTAACAGTTGAATTGATTTAGCAAGACGGTCTTGCTCTCTAAGAGAGTCGGTAAGCTCTCTAGCAAGGATTTCATTATCCTCTACGATTTCTGATGCCCTAGAGAGTCTTTTCTCTGACTCAGCATCAATATGATCAGGGCGATACTCAACGGCCATGTAGCCCATAAGCTCACGGAACCTCTCCGCATCACGGAAAGTGTCATCAGATTCGTGAAGCTCCTCAAGGGCAGCCTCCTGGATTTGATGTCTCTTCATGGAAAGATAGGCGAACACTTTATCAGTAAGTGAGCCAACCTCTTCTTGTACTCTGTCTTCAATTAACTCCTGCATAACTCCTGCGATCTCTGAAATGGTTTCTTCAGTAATCCCCTCAGGGAGCAATTCAGCAATATCATTTATTTTTTTCTTATCCATGCTAATACCTCGTTCTATTATTATCTATTATATCCAAACTGATTGGATCGTTTTTTCTTATTTTTTAGGAAGTTTGCCCTGGGGGATTCATAAACCCTGCCTTCCTGCGCTCATAGTCGCTTCCCGCAGGAGTTTCAATCTCAGCCTTCGTAATAGCAGAATTCGTATTAGCCTTATTCTTACTAACCTTCTTCTTACTAACCTTCTTCTTACTAACCTTCTTCTTAGTGACCTTCTTAGCTTCACTTAGTCTAGCTCTTAGACCTGGAAAGATTTCTGTGGAGGAATCATTTCGACTAGCCTTCTTCTTACTAGCCTTCTTCTTACTAACCTTCTTCTTACCGCCCCTGCCTCCGTATTTCGTAGGAACATCATCCCAGAAGGGATTATCAGGAGCGGGTTTTTCATTCGGTCCTCCCTTAGACCTTGTATTTGCATCACCAGAGGACCACTCATCCTTAGGATCACTCCAATCATTTCCTCTGTCCCTAGCCTCATCTAATTTATCTTTTAAAATGGCAGTGAATACCTTTTGCTTAGTAACACGGGGAAGAACCTCGTTAAGAATTTCTTCAACAAGAATACTCTGTCTACCCTCAGCAAGCGTAGGGTATGCGCCTCTAGTGGAGGGGTCAGCTACAAGGTCCCAAGTAATTAAACGGAAATCCTCGTTAACATACCTCTTACCATCCTGACCTTCAGATAAAGTACCCATCCCTCTAGAAGAGATACCAATTTGGACTCCACCTTCAATAAGGGCTTTAGCTACTTGACCCATAGGGGTATTGAGGATCTCAGCCTCACCAATAATATCATTAC